CATCCCGTCCGACGATGCCGGGGCCTTCATCACTTACGAGATGATCGATGGCTGCAAGTATCCCGCCGGCGAAGACTGGGCCCGCACTGTGGAGCAGCTGGCCGCCTGCCCGAATCCGCTCTTCGGCGGGATCGATGTCGGCCGGAAGCATGACCGGTTTGTTTTCTGGATCGATGAGCAGGTCGGCGGCGTCGCCTTCACCCGGCTTCTCTTGATCTTCAAAAATCGCACTTTCTCTGCCATGGAGGCGGAGGTTTATCCGTTTCTCGCGCTGCCAAACCTGCGCCGCACCTGCATCGACAATACCGGCCTCGGCATGCAGTTCGCCGAGCGGGCCCAAGAGAAGTTCGGCCAGTACAGGATCGAGCCCGTCACCTTCACCGGGCCGGTCAAGGAAGAGCTCGCCTATCCCGTCCGCGCCAGCCTCGAAGATCGCTCCTGCCGGATACCGGACGATCCGCAGGTCATCGCGCACTTCCGCGCGATCCGGAAGGTGACCACCACGGCAGGCAACATCCGCTTCACGGCCGAGGCCAACGAAGATGGGCACGCCGACATCTTCTGGGCCAAGGCCCTCGCACGCCACGCTGCCAAGGCTCCTACCGGCGGATTTTCATCAACCCTTTGCTGACCTTGAAACCGGCCTCAAATTTCGCGCTACAACGTTTCGGGGGTATCTACACCCCCGCCACCCCCTTCGCGGCAAGGATTCGTGCCTTGCAATGCGATTGCAGAGGCACGGCGGAATGGGTGAAACCGTGAAATTCCGCGATTTTATCCCGCCGGCGGTTTCCCAAGCCTGGTCCGGCTTCAAGGCCAAGGTCTTTTCGACCGCTTTCGCCCAGGCATTCATCCGGGGCGAGGAGGGGAACGAGTATGGCCGCAGCCGCTTCGCTCATCCCTATGCCCAATCAGCCTGGGTACACTTTGCCGTCACCCAAGTGGCCGGCGAAATCGCCAATCGCCCGGTTTGTTTCTATGCCGGCGACCAGCAGGTCACCGATCCGGCCTTCGTCGCTTGGTGGCAAGCGCCGGCGCTGGGCCCGAAGACCCTTACCGGCACCCAGCCGCGGCTGGGGATCAAGGATGTCAACCGCGACCTGGCCTCCTGGGCCAAGCTCGAAGGCGAATTCTTCCTCTGCTTCGACGACTCCTGGGCGCTGGCAGGACTGAAGCGCAACCCTGCCGTACTTTCTCCTTTCCTCATCGCCCATCCGAACCGGATGCGGCTGATCGTCCAAGGCGGAATCCTTCAAGGTTACGAATATATCGACACGGCCGGCGTCAGGATGATCTTCCTCCCAGAGCAGGTCATCCACTGGAAAGCCTTCAATCCTTACGATGACTGGCGCGGCCTGGGCGACCTGCAGGCGGCCAAGGTTCCGGCAGAGGGCGCCTTCCTGACCGGCGTCTACATCCGCGAACTCATGCGGAACAATGGGGACCAGGGCTTCATTGTCATCGGGAAGAACGGCGTGGCCGACGACAAGCAGCGGGAGCAGATCGTCGCCGACCTCCGCGCCAAGCGCGCCGCGCTCCGGGCCGGCATCCCGAAGGATATTTTCCTCACCGGGGATATTTCGGTCGACCGGCCGACAGAGCGCGCCGCCTCGCCCGAGCTGATGGCCGGCCTCTCCCTGACTCATCAGGAGATCCTGGTCGCATTTGGCGTTCCGCCTTCGATGGGAGAGGTGAAGGCGAGCTATTCGGTCGGCAAGGATAGCGACTATTATCAGCTCATCATCCGCAACTGCCAGCCGCTCGGCGGCCAGATCGCAGATAAATATGCCGTGGTCGGCACGATGATGACGGGCAAGAATCTCACGGCCGAAATGGAATGGGACGATCACCCGGTCATGATCGAGGTGCGCAATAGCCGCATCGATTCCGGCCAGAAACTTTGGGCCTCCGGCATGCCCTGGGACAAGGTGAACGTCTGGCTGGGCCTCGGGATGCCGGCCTTCAATGGCTGGGATATTGCCTACATTCCTTTTTCGGTTTCGCCGGTTTCCTCAGATGGTGCTCCTCCGCAGAAGCTCGATCCCGCCGCCGATCCTTCGCTCGCCGAATTGGCCGACGAGGGCAAGATGCTGCCAGAAATCGCCACGCTCAGGCTTCTCCTGGCCGCGCGTTCCCGCGCCCGCGAGTCAGCCGTGAAGCAGCTGGCGATTGAGACCGAGGCGCTGGCCGCCTTCGCCTGCAATTGCGGGGCCGATTGCACCGCGCAGAAGGCCGAACGGGATCCGCAGGAGATCGCCCGCTGGAAGCAGCATATGGTCGACCGCCGTGCCACCGTGAAGGCTTTTGTCTCCGCTTTCGGCCGCGTACTGATGAAGGCCCGCATCGAGACGCTGAAGAAGATCGAAGGAGCGGAAGGCAAGGCAGCTCGCGAACGTTGTCTCGCGTCAGCTTTTGAGCCGGGCGTTAACAAGGCGGCCGTTGCCGACTTCCTCTTCAACGTCGCCGAATTCGCGACCGATTTTCATGCCGCGATGCGCAAGCAGCAGAAGTCCGCCGTCGACACTGCCGCGCAGCAGCTGCTCAAGGAGATCGGCCGCGATGATCCGTTCTCCTTCGCCCCACATGATGTCCTTTCCTTCCTGGGCGATCGCGACCTGAAGCTCGCGAACATTCCCGAGAAGATCGCGGCCGCGATCCGCGCCTCGATCCAGGAAGGCCTCGACGCCGGCGATACCCAGGCGCAGCTCTCCGCCCGCGTGAAGAAGGAATTCAACCTCCTCGGCGACACCGAGGCCAATCGCATCGCCCAGACCGAAACCTCCGCCGCCTATGGCTGGGGCCGAAACGAGGCGATGACGAAGGCCCACGTGAAATATAAAGCCTGGCTGACTAGCGGCAATGCGAACGTCCGCCCGGCGCATGCCGAGGCTGGACTCACTTATTCCGAGGATGCCGGGATTCCGCTCGATCAGCCGTTCATCGTCGATGGCGAGGAGCTCATGTATCCCGGCGATAGCTCCGGCTCACCCGGCAACGTCATCAACTGCCACTGCGTCCAGATCGCAGTCGGCCCGCCGGACGCCACCTGACCGCTTACCGCTTCAATACCATGAACGACCTCTCCAAATATACCGCCTCCCTCGGCCAGCGCCAGGTGCGCGCCCTCACGGTCGTCCCGCGCGTCCTCAACGAGGACCAGGGCACCGTCGAATTTGTCGCCTCCGACGAGTCGCTCGATTGCTACGCGGAGATCGTGCGCGTCGGCGGCTGGCGCTTCACGATGTTTAAGAATAACGCGCCCTTCGTCGACAGCCATGACTACAGCTCGATCGAGAAGCTATTGGGCCAGGTGCTCGACTACCGAGTCGAAAGCGGACAGCTGATCGAGACGGTCCAATATGCGCGCCAACCCGGCACGCTCGCCGACTGGGCCTTCAAGATGGTGCGCGATGGCTTCCTCCGCGCCGTAAGCGTCGGCTTCATCCCGCAGAAGATGGTCACGCGCTGGGATTCCGATCAATCGGGATTCCTCGGCCAGGTCGCGGACCTGAAGCTCGATTCTCAGGCGGCCGCGCAGCTGCGCGCCGTCTACCTGCAGCAGGAGCAGATTGAGCTCAGCCAATGTGTGATCGGGGCCAACCCGAACGCCCTGGCCAAGGCCTACAAGGCCGGCTGCCTCTCCGAGCAGGATATCGACCAATTTGCCGCCCTGATTGCGGCTTCGAAAAACACCACGCTGGCCGCTGATTCCGCGGACGCCGGCGCGGTCTCCCCGCGGACGAAGCTCGCCGCCCTGGCAGCGATCCAAACCTACCTGTAATACCACATGAATACGTTTCTCAAGAAACTCTCGCTGATCGCGCAAGCGATCGCCGCGGTGACGCTGGTCATCGCCCACAACCTGCTCCGCCTCGGCGGACTCAATATCGTCCCTCTCCGATTGGCCGTCGTTGAGGAAAAATCCACCGACAAGCTGATCCTTGAATCGCTTTCCGGGCTCAATGAGCGCTTGAAGAAAATCGAGGAGATCGAAAAGGCTGTCGGCAAAAACCGGGAAGACTACGACACCATCACGAAGCTCGTCGCTGAAGTGAAGGTTGAGCTCGATGCCGCTCGCAAAGCCCAGATTGGAATCAAGCGAGACAGCGTCCGCCGCGCCGGCGAATATGTTTCCCCGGATTGCGCTGCTCATCTTGGCGGCATCATGCTCGCCGCCGGTATTAGCCAGGGCCGCTTCTCCGGTAAGCAGCTGGATTTCGCCGAGGCCGAAGTCAAAAATCTCCTCGGTGTTCACGCCAAGGCGGCTCTGACCTCGTCAGACATCCCGCTCCCGACCCTCTATTCGGGCGACATCGTCGAGCTGGTTTATAAATACGGCCAGGGTCGGCAATATGCCACCGTGTATCCCATGGGGGCGCTGACGATCAAGCTGCCGAAACTCGGCACCGACACCGCGTTCGGCCTGATCTCCTCCAGCGGCACTGTCACCGAAGTCAGCCCGACCATTTCTTTCGTCACCCTGACGGCGGAAAAGTTTGGCGGTCTCGTTCGCCTGCCGAGCGAACTCGATGAAGATTCGATCGTGCCGCTCGGGCAATTCCTCGCCCGCTACAGCGCGCGCAACATCGCCAAGGCGGAAGACACGCAGGTGTTTGTCAGCACCGGCGCCGGCTCGGGCGTCAATGGTACTGGCGCGGGCTTGATTGCTGCCGCCACGACCGATGCCTGCAAATACAGCCTCGGCGGCACGACCTCCGGCGGCAAAACGTCGATTACCCAGGCGACGCTCGCCGACTTCCGCAATCTGCGGAGCACGTCGACGTTGAGCGGCATTGTGCTGAACGATGCGAAGTATTACCTGCATCCGACGTTCGAGGCGCTCCTGGTCTCGTTCAACACCTCTGCGACGGTGCAGCCCTACCAGCGCGCAACCAGCAGCTCACCCGCGACCCTCGATGGATTCCCGATCGTTTGGGTGAACGTGATGCCCGTCTACACGGCCTCTGTCGTCGTTAGCACCGGTTACGTGCTCTTCGGCGACGCGAGCTACCAGTATCTCGGCCTGCGCAACGGCATCCGGTTCGACACGAGCCGGGAAGCCGGTTTCACGACCGACGAAATCCTGGTCCGCGCCCTGGAGCGCATGACGGTCGGACTGATGGCTTCCAAAGCCGTGGCCGTCCTTCTCACCGACGCCAGCTAATCCTGAGTTCTCTTCGAGCTGCCCTCCGGGGCGGCTCTTTAGAGCCCTCGCCATGATCTCCCATCCTCCCGTCAAAAAACCCATGCCGCCGCCGGTCAAACGCCCGCTGCCGGTCCGCACGAAATGATCTCCGGCCTCACCAATCTCTCGACCCTCAAAGCCTGGCTCCTCCCGGCCAGCCTGGTCGATGGCGGCGACTACGATGACCATATCGCGGTTATCGGCAAAGGCGTTGCAGGCCAGCTGGAGAGCCATTGCAACCGGAAGTTTGCCCGCACCCTGGGCGATGTCTTCGAGTGCACCGCCGACCGCGAGCACCTGGTCCTTCCGCGCTACCCCGTCGAGCAGATCATTTCCCTCGAAATGCAGTTCTCCCTAGCCGAGGGCTGGCAGGCGCAGACTCCGCTGACCGATGTAATCTGGAACCAGGCGCTCGATCGCGGCCTGGTCTATTTCGGATTCCGCCAGGCCCCGAATGTTCTGTGGCGGATGCGGCTCACCTTCGACGGCGGCTTCTGGATCGATGACACCGAGGACAACTCCGGCACGCTGCCCGATGGCGCGACCGCCATGCCCGACTCGCTTCTCCTGGCGTGGAAACTCCAGTGCGAGCACGTCTGGCAGCAACGCGACAAGCTCGGGATCTCCGTGGGCGAAAAGCCCGCCACCTCGCCCGCTCTCGCCGCGATCGAGCTCCTGCCGGCCGTCAAGGATCACCTCCGCGAATTCATCCGCTACACCCTCACATGAGCATCGAAATCAAACTGACATCGAATGCGGCCGCGATTTCCCAGCAGGTGAAGGAATTTCAACCGCGCATGGCCACCGCCATCGCCGTCGCGATGGATGAGGAAGACCAGCTCACGGTCGGCAAGATCCAAGCGAGCCACTTGACCGCTCCTGGCGCGACCAAGCCCTTGCCGCCCTCCGAGCACCGCCTGCGCGCAATCAGCAACCGATTCCGCGGCTCCGTGAACGCGATCCCCGCCAAGGTCGCGGCCAACGTGATCGAATCCGGGATCGGCTCGAATGTGGCCTACGCCGGCGTCCATGAATTCGGCTTCGACGGCATCGTCCAGGTCAAGGCCCACAGTCGCCGGCGCTTCGAGGTGAAACCCGCGTCCCGCGTCTTCAACCCGAAGACCGGCAAGATCCACGCGTCCAAGGCCACGCGCACGCCGAGCGGGGATATTGCGGTCAATGCGCATTCGATGCACATGCGGATGCCCGAGCGTGCGCCGATCCGCACCGGGATCCAGGAGCGGGCCGCGAATTATTCCGCCTCGATCAGCGGCGCGATCGTCTCTGCCTGGGCGCCTGAAGGAGGAGCAACGTCATGAACCCGCTCCTTCTCACGGTGCAGAATGATTTCGTGGGCCGCCTCATGGCCGACGATCTCTTCGAAGACATCGCGATCATTGCGATGCGCAAGGCCCAGACCGTTTCCGAAATCAACCAGCAGTTGAAAACCGTCGCCGGCCGCTCCGGCAAGGTCGGAGCATGTGTCATGGTGCAAATGCCCGTCCTGGACGTGGAGGATCCCGATCTGCCCGGCCCGGCGGCCGTCATCACGCAATCGCTCCTGGTGGTCGAACATCCGACGATCAACGCCGGCGACAAGGGCACGGGCAAGAGCGCCGAGGAAATCGCGATCGCGGCCCTGCAGCTCTTTCATCACTTCGTTCCCTTCGGCGTCACGCAGGTCTTCGTCGGCAATACCAATGCGATCGTGCCAGTCGCGGATCTCGAGGGTCTCCCGGCCTATTCGGTCACGGTCGGCACCCGCGTTCGCCTGGCCATCCTTCCGAAGGTTGTTCGCCCGACGATCGCGGCCGACAACGGCAAGGTCTCGCCGTCAACAATCACGATGGCCTGCGCCACACCCTCGGCCGTCATTTGGTACACGCTCGATGGCAGCTATCCGTCCAGCGAGTCCGACACCGCGCTGCAATACTCCGCTCCATTTGTTGTCTCCCAGGG